GTCCGTTCCGTCGTTGGTTAACAGCCACACGAGTTTATCTGGCCATTCTTCTGGTTTGGTTGTGCCGAACCACCCGTCAGTCAAGATGACGGTGTATGAGTCCGGCGTTAAGTGTTCTAATAAGCAGCGTGGGTCAGTCCCACCGCCGCCTTGTGGTTTCAATAGTGTCGCTACATTCGCATACTCAGTGTCTGGCACAGACTGCACATAGGCCTCTGTGTCCCACCAGACCACGTTTAGGCTTTCAGGAGGGTAGGTCTGACACAGGTCGGCTACGGTAGCGGCCGCCATACTGAGCGTCTCCTGCGTGATAGAACCGGAGGTGTCAATGCAGAAGTTGACGTGCTTGGCTGCTTGTGTTACCGAGCCTGGTAGGTAGATGCCCATAGACAAGTAGACGGGGTTGACCCGTGCCCATGACTGGTCGTCACGGCCTGGCACAACGGTAGCCCAATCGTCCATAAGCGCCTCGCGCCAATTCCGTTTACGAGCCACTGCGTTTTGCAGTTCCCGTGCTTTGTTACCCGGTGCTGACCCGGCTGCTTGTCGAATAGCTACCTCTAATTCGGCCGCTTGTGCGTCTGTAATGTCGGCATCACCCATTTCGTGCTCATCTAGTGGCGAGCCTTTACCATACTTCGGATCGCTGCCACCGCCGCCCTCTCCGTCCTGCTCCAGTAGTCTGAAGACGGTTGGTGTGTCCATACCACGGAAGGCTGTGTCGTACAGGCCACCGGCTGGCATACTAACGTCGAGGTCGCCTTTGTTGTCGAGGATTTCTATGTTGATAACATAGTCCATTGCTGCATTAGCCAACTGAGGGTTGCGACGATGCAAGCCCTGCCACAGGGACATGTGCTTGTACGCCTTGTGCATATTCTCGTGCAGCACGAGGAATCGAATCTCTTGGTCGGTCAGTGACTCGATGAATCGTGGGTTGTACATCACGTTGTAGCCGTCAGTGGCGGCTGTTTGTACGTCGTTAGACAAAGAGACGGCACCGGTTTTGATGATGCCACCTAAGAAGCCCCATGCACTTGAGCGCATGATGGCAATGTTAGCGCGTGTGATGCGCTGTTCGGTTGATATGGTCGTCATTAGTCCTCCTCGTATCCATCAATAGCGATACGTATGATGTGCTTAAGCTGTACTCTGGTTGGTAGACAGATCACGCCAAAAGACTTGGTGATCACCAACGCAGCAGATAGGGCTTGGCAGAAGTCCTCAAGGGACACGCCTTTAAGCGACATGTCCATGAGCTTGGACGGTATGTCCACAACCCCCCACCCCATTTCGCTAGGGCGCACCACCTTTAGGTCAGTAAGTGCCGCGAATGTATCTAGGATAGACGTCGCCGCCTGTAGGTACTCCTTTAGTTGCTTGTTCTTACGCCTGTTGGGTGTGAATGTTGGCGCTGGTATTCCGTTGACTGACACCACCTCCACCTGCGGTACACCGTTAGGCTGCTCAACTATGTCATAGTACATCGAGCCGCGCTTATGTAACGTCTTTCTCTCTGTGTCGTGGTGGAACGTAAACGTACGTGTCCGCACGAGACGGTCGAACCAGTATTTGTTATCACTGAACTCTATGCCAGCAACCTTCCATAAAAACCTGGCCATAGAACTAGTCACGACTTGCGGTGATCCTGTTACAAACAATAGAGAGTACCGCCCGCCTGTCGCTGTGTCTGGACGACGGCGCAGGATGATCGTTGTCTGTGGGTGTACGTATAGCACTATTTCATAGGAAGACAGTGTTGTCATCTTAACGTCAACGGCGTAGCCCATGACGCGGCCACTCACTGCTACCTTACCGCTGCACATCGCATCATAATTCCTGACCGTGGCCGGTTCTTTATTAAGACCGATCATGGCGCGGTAGAATAGGGCATCAGCCAACTTGTCTGGATTGGCGAGTAAGAACCCGTGGTGTCGCGTGTCCCACCCCGATGTAGAGTTCGCGGCAAACGCCGTTGCCTCAAAGTATGGGTCGAGTTGTGTTGCCAGTGTCTCACCCAATTTTTTATAGCGGTTGTGCATATTGAGTTTCGCGTCAAACGCAGGCGGTGTGTAAGACATTATTCGGTTCCTTCTGTTACTTTTGGTTATGCGGGCGGGTTAGTCCGCACGTAGTAATGCAAGAGCGGGGTAAGCTCACCAGGTGGCATAGCCTCGTTTGTATTCTGCACGTCCCGCAGCAGGTGCTCAACAAGACCATCAGTCAGTCCATACACAGTAAATAAACGCCTAACCATGCCCATCTTCGATGCACGGCCGACTAGCGCAACGGGGCGTCCGTTGATCTTACTGATGGTGCGATACCCATCTGTATAACAACGGACTATGTGCTGTATGTCCTTATCCACGTCAGTTGTCATTTCAAACTCCAGCTATTCTCCTTCGCCCAAGACTGTAAAGCAGGGACGGTTACACTCATGACCGAGGCTTTAACAAGCCCGCTAAAGGCTACGGCTGCCACTTCCAAATGTAGGCGTTGCCCATATTCAACCAATGCCTGCACGGTATCCTTAAAGTCTTTCTTGGACACCGCTTTAACACGGTCAGCCATGCCATAGGCGATAATCAATTGTGCAGGTACCGCGCTTGGGATAGGCGCGCCTTGTGGGTCACGCATGATCATGTCCCAGCTCGGTAGCTGGTTAGCTAAGTCGATATAGGTAGAGATGTCCGCAGCCGCAGAGTCACCTAATGTGCCAGCAAGCGCGGCGTATGTGGTTTCTTTCCCCAGTTGACTACGCGCCGCAATGATGTGAGACGCCTTAGCTAAAGAACGAGGCGATACGAAAGACGTTGTTCGGTGCTTCGTGTCAAACACGTATGGGTTTTGAGGCGAGTTCGCCTCCGCCATACAATGTGGGAACTGGTTGACCCACGCCTTTAATACTGGGTCAATTCCTGCTGTGTCTGCCCACTCCAACCAACTCTCGGCTGTTGGCTTGTCCAGTTGGATAGACGTTACCCTATTGTTCATGTGGGCTGGGAATGAATCCCCAACGCCGTCAACGGTGCGATTGCCAGTAGCGAAGACGATTGAGCCAGCGGGCAGGGCGTACGCCCCAATCACGTGGTCTAACAGCAGTCGTGTAAACAGCAGGCGCGTTACGTTAGAACTTTTTGGCAGCTCATCGAGCATGATGAGCTTAGGTTTGGGGTTATCAACGCCCCACATGGCGTTGGTTGCAAAACGTGCCGTGCCTGCTTCAACATAAGGTAGCTGCACGTCTGGCAGATCGAGCGTTGGGCAGTCGACGTAAATGGGTTCGTGCTTAGGGAGCGCTGTTGATAGTCGTTTGAGCAGGTCGCTCTTTCCAATTCCTGGTTCTCCAGTAACAAGATACGTTACATCTGCGCCAGTAGACGCGATTAGATTAGCGATTTGTTGATGGTTCATCTTTGTTTCCTTCGATTACATAGTCTTTTATGATGACACCTAGCGAGGCGTCACCTGCTTTACAGGCACTGCGCCAGTAGCGTGTGCCTGTTCTCTTGATTGTGCACCACGTACCACGCCTCCAGTGCTCACGTTGACGAACGCCAGTACGTTGACCACTGGTATTTGTAACGACGGGTGGCGGGTTAGGATTGATCGTGACCGTGTGTAGCGTGACAAGGGGCAATGTGCGCCCGCTCTTCTTCTTGCCCCTAGGTTTTATTATCGATTGTGTGGTCAGGTATTGGGCAGTCTTAATGCCCGCCAGTACCTCTACCGCGTCGCCAACCACTACCCTGGCGAAACCCAGGAAATGTGGCTCATGGTCAGCCGACCTAGGATCGAGCTTCTCCCATAATGGGAGATAGCGCGCTGTCCATTCGTTCGCGGCAGTGTCGAACTCGTAGATAACCGTCAAGACAGGTACCGCCGTGCCGCCTTGTACGGAAGAAAGTGCCACGTACACCGCATCGTCCTTGTACCCTAGCGCCATAACCAGTACCATCTTCCACTCAGGCGCCGAACGAACTACGGTCAATGCAGGATAGGGCATCGGCTCCCCAGTCCATCTATACAGAGCTGGTGGCTTTGTCGTGTTGTCATAGCTACTCACCACAAAGCGTGGTAGTGCGGCAACCCGCTTGAATATAGCGGCAGCCTCGGCTTGACGTTTAGAATATACGTCGTCGCCCCGCGGGTTTGATGGTAATTCGGAAACGAGGCGTATAGCCTCGTCAATGTTCATACTGACTGCGGGCGTGCTACTGTTCTGTAACAGCCCGACCCTAATTCTTGTAGGGTTCTTGGGCGCAAGTGCGCCCCGTTGCTTGTACGTCTGCCAGTGTTACGGCGTTCAGTAGGGCGCACGAATGATGCGCTAGTCATTACAGGCTGAGTTAACAGCCATGAGGCGTTTGGCATGACGATCTCCTTATGAAAGATAGGCTAGTAATGCAACGGCGAACACCGTTCCGTACACTGCGATGGTAATTACGTCCGTCCCCAGTTGACTGACGGGGGTGACGTTGTTGTGCGTTTGTTCACGGCGAGCCGCGTTGAAGAATAATGAGTATTTCATTTTTCGATTACCTCTTTTTGGACAAAGAAAACCCCCAGATAACTGGAGGTGTTTGGGTGAGCGTTTTTAGTATAGCTCGGGAAACAATTTGCGGTGCGCTTTGTCTACGTTGACGGAGGCGGTCATCCACCCCAGCGGCACACGCACACTCTTTGTGTCACGCCATACCTGTACACGGCCGTCCTTATGGAATAATGAGACAGCCTTTTTACTAGAAATCTCATAACCAAGGTCACGTAGGTTTACCTTTGGATTGTCGTGCGGCGGTACTAGCAAGTCCAGTGGTCGCCATACCTCTTCTGGCATAATTTATCCTCCAGTTGGTTAATAAGTTGTGGTATAATACCCATTGTCGGAACAACTCGGCAAGACAAAAAAGTTGTTAGGATTTGTTAGGAGTTGTTAGATTTCTAAAAAGCAAAGTCCAACAGAAAAAAGCTTGCAAGAACATAGCGTTAAAGAGTTTGTTAGGGTTTGTTAGACTTTATAACGTCAAAAGTATAAAAAAAGAGTCTGAAATATAGGAGTTTCTCCCCCCCTTCAAAGTCTAACTTTGACCCCCAAAGTCTAACAAACTTACGTTTGGTTGGTGGATTGGCAGAACGTTTGTTCGGTTGTTTAGCCGTTTCGGTTGTTTAGCCGTTCGGTTGTTCCCCCAATCTTGCAATGGTCGCTAGTCAAATGGCAGATGTGCAAAAGCCTCAGCAAACCTGAAGCATTCTACTATTTGACTAGCAACCAATCCGTTTTGCGTTGGACGCTTTTTGTCCACATCGTCCAGACTATTCAACTGTTCCTTTTATGTTCGGCGGATTGTTTACCTACCAACACACAAGGCACAATTATAGCCTGTACAATGCCGCAAAACGGGCGATTGCTAGTTTTTCCAGTCCCTACACTATATCGCTGGTCGATTGCCAGCGCGCCATTATCCTAAGATTCAACGGCGGCTTTGTCTTTACCCCTAAATTAACAGACTACTAAAGCCGTCAATTATTGAAGCAAAGGTTTTCGCGCGTATCCAATGCCTTGTTATAAGCCAGATACCGCTTACTTTTCGCGTAGGTTTTTAATGAACAAATATAAAACGTTGGTTTATATTTGCACACTATATTAAGTAGGTATCACCTTTGCGGGTGATACCTATGATGGTTATTATTCTGGCAATTTACCGCCAAAACGTTTGACCATGCGAGAAAGGGCGCGTTCAAACGCGGCGAAATCGCGTTCTGATAGGCGCGGATAGTCTGCCGAGCCGCTAGAAAGGAACGCAATGGCGCGTACATCTGATTGCCATCCCGTTACTTGCTTGTGTGCAGTGTCGATAGCCGCCCCTACTGCCTCTAGTGCTACGCTAGGGGCATCGGTTGCATTGGCGAGCCAATCCGATAATTGGAATATTTTAGCGGTATTTACTGCTATTTTAGCATTTGCATCATTAGCGTATGCCGTTGCGCTTTCAACGTCAAACGTTTTGGCTTCTGCCTCTTCAAACGCTGAATCCCATAACTTGAGAGCGTCGCTCTCATTCCCACGCGCTTTGTTAAGCGCAAAACGCCGCCCTAATTTGGTTGGTAGGTCGAAGTCAACCATTCTAATCACTTTGGATAGAAAGCCCGTGTGGTCGATACTAATCAGCTCTTTGGTAACAGCAAGAGCATTGCTATCCCCATGCTCTAAAGCATGTTTAATACCTTGCGCGGCAAGGTCATGTAATTGTTGTTTATTATCGCCATGACTAGCGATTAAAGAGCGGATAGCAGTGGTCAATGAAGAAGTGTTCATTTATAATTCCTTTACGCCTTATGGCGTTTGTTTGGTTACGTGATACGCTTTGTTATGCGTATCTTTTTATCGAGGCGATTGCCTTTGACGCTTTCTATGTTATCGAATACACGGTAAAAAGTCAAGGGCTATTCGTCTTTCGTTTTGTCGGCGGGCGTTTGCCTTTCGACGCTTTTATTATTATCGAATGTACGGCATGAAGTCAAGCATTTTCCACTAAAAACCCAATAAAGGTATATAAAACAACATCATGGCAAAGTATGAATCACAACTAAAGGCAGATAAGGCATATAACAAACGACTCAAAGACAAAGGCTATAAACAAGTGTCTTTTAAGATGTCACCCGATGTTATTAATAAACTCGATGATATAAGGCGGATAAACCCGTCCTTTGTATTGTCTACGCTTATTATAGGCGCAATCGAGCGAGAATATGAACGCCTTAATAATCAACGGGTTAGTAATGTGTCACGCTAGGATGTGCATACATAAAGGCTAATAAAATCAACGACTTACTGATTTTTTGAATTTGAAAATCGGAAAAGTGACGCGCAAAAAAGGCGAATCGGGTTGATGCCCCCGCGTCGCTGGGACAGGGGGAGACAATCTACGCGCAAATTTCCCACAAAATCCCCCCACTTGACATGCCGCCCCCTACCCCGTAAACTACCAAAGCACTATTAGGAGACATAATGAAAGTACATCTGTCTACGGCAGAGAAAGTCGCTTTTATAATGCAGCAGGACGGCTACTCTCCGAACCATATTAAAGAAATAACGAGGGTAGGCATGTCACGCTTAGACCGAATCTCATCCCGCGCACGACGCCAGATCAACCGTGGTCTTGTCACTAACATGTTACTTGAGGCATACGAGAACGCAGACACCTCATCAGAGATGGTAAACGCGGCTAAAGAGCTGGGTAAACTGCACGGCCTGTATGCCCCAGAACAGACAGTGACGATCCAAGGCACGTTCGAGGAAGCACAGAAGCAGATCACCTCTATGTCCAACGACGATCTACTACGCCTCATTAATGATACCAGTGATGTGATTGAGGGGGAGCTGATCGATGACTGACGAATACAAAGAGCCGCCGAAACCCTTCGCCAATGAGGATAAAATGGCACAGTTGGCCATCAGTGCCAAGCGCGAGATCGCAAGCCGTGAGTTAGCCCGACGCGATCTACTACAGTTTGTTAAACGCATGATGCCAACTTATCAAGCAGGATGGGTGCACAAAGAGATCGCAGACGCGTTGATGCAGTTCTACGACGATGTGTTGGCTGGCAAGTCACCACGTCTGGCCATCTTTATGCCACCGCGTCATGGTAAGAGCCAGTTAGCTTCCATCATGTTTCCGGCCTGGGCGTTAGGCCGTACCCCAACACTCGAGATCGTCATGGCTTCATATGCGGCCAACTTGTCGGTTGAGATGTCGAAGAAAGCTCGTGAGTTGCTGCGTGACCCTGATTATGCAAACGTGTTCCCAGATACCAAGCTACACAAAGACATGGCGAGTGTGGACGCATGGAAGACAACACGTCTTGGTGGCTACACGGCTGTAGGTACCGACGGTGGTTTGACGGGCAAGGGCGCGAACATTCTGATTATCGATGACCCGATTTCCAATAGACAGGAGGCCGAGTCCGAGGCAGCGCGCCGTAATAACTGGGACTGGTACACCTCAACAGCCTACACCCGTCTTGCTCCGCAGTCCGGTATCCTTCTAATCCAAACACGTTGGCACGAGGACGACCTCGGTGGGCGCATCGAGGAGAACACTGCTGATCCGTTCAAGATCATTCGCTACCCAGCTATTGCAGAGGTGGACGAGCCGAACCGCCGAGCTGGGGAGGCCCTTCACCCGGCCCGTTATGACGAGACGGCGCTGCTACGTATCAAAAACACGGTAGGTACCCGCGACTGGAACGCGCTGTACCAGCAGAACCCCGTACCGACTGAGGGCGATCTGTTCAAGGCTGCTAACTTCAAATACTACGACGAGGCACCAGACGCGTTGGACATGACGACATTCGTGGCGTGGGACTTATCTACTGGGGTTGGCACCGACTACACGGTCGGCGTGGTGGCCGGGGTGGACAGGCTACAGAACTTGTACATCCTAGATGTGGTGCGTAAGCGATCTACCTCACTAGACACGGCGCAGACCATATTAGATACGGCGAAACAGTGGAAAACACAGCAGAACGGTATGGAGGTGGGCCAACTCAAGGCGACTATCGAGCCTATCCTGGAAAAGCTCATGTATGAGCAGAAGCACTATATTACGATTAGTAAGCTATCACCTGGCCGATCTAACAAAGCGGCGCGTGCTATGAACATCATCGCCCGTATGGAGCAGGGTAAAGTACTGTTTCCCAAGCAGGCTGGGTGGCTATCTGATTTCGAGGCGGAGCTTTTGAAATTCCCAAACGGCCGTAACGATGACCAGGTGGACGCCTTGGCGTATATCGGTTGGATGATTAACGATGTATCCCCACCGCAAGAGACAAAGGAGAAGCCAAAACCGTCTTGGAAGGATAGATTGAAGAAGCTTGGTGTGCGTGGTGGTACAACCCACATGAGTGCTTGACATATTAGGGGACCGCGTGTTATAAAGAACATAATCAACCCTAGAGCCTAGAAATGGACGTAAATCAGAACGACTTTCCCACGAACCTAGACGAAGTAGCCGCTAACCAGATGGCGAGTTTTCGCCGCGCATACGATGCAAAGCATCAGAAATGGATGACAGACGCGGATCGTTGCGAGTCGTTTTTCGCGGGGGAACAGTGGGATGAGGCCGACCTAAAAGAGTTGGCTGAAACGAAACGTCCAGCACTGACATTGAATCTAATTCGCCCTACGGTTTCCGCAATTCTCGGCCAGTATATCAACAAACGTGCATCGTTTAACATCAAACCACGCTCAGACGGCGACGACCAGATCGCAGATGTGCTCAATAAAGTTCTACTGCAAGTATGCGACCAAAACAACTTTGATCATGTCGAACGAATGGTTTTCACGGATGGCGTGGTATCTGACCGAGGATATTTTGACGTTCGCATGGACTACGACGAGGACCCGCAAGGGCTAATCTGTATTGAGTCCATCGACCCACAAGAAGTGGTGGTAGACCCGCAAGCCAAAGAATACGACCCGGACTCATGGCGCGAGGTGTACATCACCAAATGGATGAGCAAGGACGACCTAAGCGTTCTATATGGGGATGAGAAGGCGGAGGAAGCACGTCAAAACGCGCTAACCTCCGCTTTCGGTGTGAACTTCGTTGAATATTCTCGTCGTAACACTTTCGGTGTTCCGGACTATGGTTTCCAGTATGGTTCTATACCAGCGGGCGACCGAGATGTACGTCGCATCCGCGTGATCGAACGCCAATACTTCCGTATGGACACATACAAGGTAGCGGTTAACACCGCTACTGGCGAGGAGACACCGGTACCAGCAGACGCTACTCCGGAAGATATTGCGGCTTTTGAGGAGCTGACTGGAAACCGTGTGATCACTAAAGAAGAACGCAAGGTTCGTTGGACGATCACAGCCGCTGGCGTCGTGCTTTTCGACGACTGGTCACCTTATAAACATTTCACAGTGGTTCCTTATTTCCCGCAGTTCCGCCGTGGTAAGCCATTAGGCGTGGTGCGTGACCTATTAGACGCGCAGGAACAGGTCAACAAGTTATCTAGCCAAGCCCTACATGTCGTTAACACCACTGCTAATAGCGGCTGGGTCATGGACGAGGGCGCAGTTACCAACATGACACCAGAGGAATTGGCAGCTAACGGCTCCAAAACAGGTTTGGTCGTCGTTAAGGTACCTAACAAAGAGTTAACCAAGATCCAGCCCAACCAGATTCCTACTGGTCTGATGAATCTTGCGTCATCATCGCAGGATTTCTTGAAACGCATCAGCGGCGTATCAGACTACATGGTAGGTGAAGGTAGTCCTGAAGTATCTGGCATAGCCTTAGAGAGCCGTGTTAATCAGAACTTGACACAGCTACAGCCTATCTTTGACAGTTTAGACTACTCACGTACGCTTTTAGGCAAGCGCATAATCCGCCTTATTCAGACGTTCTACACAGACACACGTATCTTGCGTATCACGACCGATGAGACTAATGCGGCCCCTCAACAGCAACAACAGATAGCGGTCAACCAGCCAGATCCTGTTACTGGGCGTATTATCAACGACCTGACGGTCGGTACCTATGACGTTGTGGTTTCATCACAACCAAGCCGTGCTACGTTCGAGGACACACAGTTTGCTCAGGCAATTCAGTTAGTCCAAGCCGGCGTGCCTATCCCTCCAGACATCCTTGTTGAGCTATCTACCTTCTCTCGTAAGCAGGAAGTGGCGGAACGTATCCGTCAGCAGTTGGGCATGGGTCAGCCTACGCCAGAGCAGCAGCAGCAGGCACAGATGCAACAGCAGATGCAGATGCAGCAGTTCCAGCTCGAGATGGGCAAACTACAAGCACAGATTCAAGAATTACAGTCTCAAGCCCAGCTTAACTTGGCCAAGGCGCAGTCTGCGCCTCTCGACGCCGCTATCAACTACAAAGGCACAGTGGCTAAGGCTCAGGCACAGTTGGCGACTGACCAAGGCAAGAACGAGACCAAGCTGGCAATCGCTCGTCTACAAGCAGCGGCTAATAAGTTGCGCGAGAGCCAAGCTCATACAGGCCGCTATGACCAGCAGCAGTCTAACAAGGCAGGTACTTACTAGTACTCATGATAGAGGACACGGAGGGCATTTAATGGCTAAGATAGATGAAGTACGACAACTAAGCCCATTGGCTCAGTTAGGTTTGTACGGTAAGCGGTACAACGACAACACCAATACCTACGACGGGGCTGGTATGAAAGGCGATGGGTGGTTAGGCATCATGCAATTACCAAACGGACAGGTGGCTGGCGAATACTCGTCAGCAGAGAAGTTCGGCACTAATCGCTATATCGGCTTCCCTACTTTCGTTCCTACACTAACACCTATGGAGCTTATGCACCTGAAGCGTGCAGCAAACGAACATGCACAGGTGCCGAATGACGTCTATGAAAAAGCCAGAGACTTTGCCCAACAACGTCTTAACATGGGGCTTTCGCCTTTTGTAGAATGACAGAAATGCAGACGGAAGAAGTCACCAAACCCAAGCGTAAGAAACGACAAGTTCGACGCAAGGGAAACAACAGGGTATGGGCCAAGTGGACGGTGCGCCAGAATATTGGGCGCACGTTCCGCGCTATGAAAGTGCCACGTCCTAAGCTACCGGTCCGCGCTATTTTAGGTTACGACCATATTGAGTTCATGGAGCACGTAGAACGATCGTTCCACGACGGCATGTGTTGGGAGCTTATTGACGAAATCCACATCGACCACGTAATTCCATTGCGGTGGTTTATTGTGAACGGTATTCATCGCCCAGAGGTGATAAATGATTTGAGTAACCTTATGCCTATTTGGGCTAAGGATAACCTCAAAAAGAGCACAGCGCTCCCCGACAACTTCGAGGAGTTGCGTGACAGACTATTGACTAAACATAATGGAGAATGTCATGAGTGACTGGATGACGGAAGAAGAAAATGCTATTAAAAATGTGGACCCCGCAGCAGATGCTGGCACAGCTCCTGAGCCGGAGGTTGCACCAGAGGCAGAGGTACAAGAAGCGCCACAAACCCCTGATAATGCAGCACCCGTAGAAAGTACGCCAACGGATGCGCCTCAAGCAGACGCAGCAGCAGCCGGCGAGCCGGCGCCAGCAACGGATAATACAAACACACACGACACACAGACGGCGGACGCAGTAGCCGACCAGCGTATTCCTAAAGCACGGTTCGACGAGGTCAACACGAGAAAGCGTGAAGCGGAAGAACAAGCTAAACGCCTAGCGGAAGAAAACCGCTTGATGCGCGAAGCGTTACAGCAGTTGGCCGCACCACAGGAACAGCAGAAGCCGCAGGCGCCTAGTGTAAAAGACCTACGCAAACAGTACCACGCAGCCTTGTTAGAAGGTGATATGGACAAGGCCGAAGAACTGTCCGATGTGATGGACAACATGCGCCGCGCGGAGATCGAGAGAGAAGTTCTTGGGCGTGCTATGCAAGAGACCCAACAATATTCTACGGCACAGCAGGAGCAGGCGCGCTTTAACCAAACCCTGAACAACGTGTTGGCCGACTTCCCACAGTTCGTTGAAAACGCTCCAGAGTATAACGAAGAAGCGACAATGCAGGCGTATGAAGTTGCTAAAGGCTTGATTGCCGCAGGTCACCCACAGGTAAACGCTATGCTTCGCGCCGTTGAGTTGACTACACGTGCGTACGGTATTCAACCAAAGAGCGCACAAGTTAACCAACCACCACAGGCGGCGCCAGCGGTTCCACAGACGGTCCAGCGCGCACCAACGACTGTGCAACAACCGCCTAGCTCACGTTCAGTAGGGTCAGCAGGCAAACCAGGTGCACTGCCAGACATCTCTAACATGAGTTATGAGGACTATGAGAACCTACCCAAGGATGTTATCGCTCGACTGAAGGGCATGTAACTTCCGTCCTTCCCCGTTAACAGATTAAAACCCTGCACTAGCGGGGTTTTTTATTTAGTCAGTTTATTGACAACCACGGGCGCTTATGTTATAAAGACAGTAATAGGAACTTCCTACGTATCGCCAAGGTACGCTGCGACCTTAAACAGCGTTAAAAAGAATAGATACCGTGTAAGTTCAAGAGGCCCTCACCCTCTTAAAAATAAGGTCTCCCTCGCGTTGCTGGCGCGTAAAAACAAAGCGAAAACGTGGCTCGTCCACACAAGTTTTTATTGTTTTTTCAAGCCAATTACATAAGGAGAACTTATTATGGCGAATTTACCTCTCATCGTTGGTACCGACTTTGGTGCGTTACC